GTGGCCGCTCTCCCGCCCGGCAACAACGACGCCGAGCGCATCTTCGCCGAGGTCGTGCGCACGGAGTTCGACGGCAAGGCGCCGCCCGGATCGCAGGCCTACGATCGCGCGTGGTCGCGCGTGATGCAGATCCAGACATCGATCACGCAGCAGGCCTTCTAACCCAACCTCTCACCGCGGCGACGCCGCAGAAAGTTCGTCACCATGAGCATCTCCGCCATGCCTCGCCGCGCACAGTACGACGAGGCCTATTCCGCCGGCGCCATCGCCGCCAACCTGATCGTGAGCGGCGACCGCACCGCGATCACCGTCGCCGCGGGCATCACCGCGGTCCCCTTCGGCGTCCTCTCGGAAGCGGTCGCCGCCGGCGGGATCGCCAACGTGCAGACCGAGGGATGGGCTGTCGTGCTCGCGGGTGCCGCGGGCATGACCGCCGGCGCGTGGATCATGCCCGAGGCCGGCGGCACCGGCTGCGGCGTGGACGCGACGGCGGCGAGCGGCGCTAACTGCACCGTGATCGGACGCTGCGAGCTCGCCGCCACGTCGGGCAAGCTCGGGCTCGTCAAGCTCGGGTTCTTCGAGAAACAGTTCGCCTGATCGCGGCCTCGCCGCAGAAAGCCAAAGAGAGACCGTGAACGCATCCCTTGCACCGCACAACCGCCCCCCGAAGCCCGGCGCGATCTTCCTCGCGCAGGGCATCCCCGGCTTCGCCGCGCCCGGCTCGTGGGTTGACATCGATCAGGCCGGCGGCGGCGTCATCAACCTCAACAGCGGCGCGCGCCTCGCCCTCAACGACGGCCGCCCGTCGCCGCGCATGTTCGGCACGAACACCCCGCCCGGCGTGAGCGACGTCCACTACCCGGTGCCGATCGCGGGCTACCTGTCAAACTACCGGCAGCCGGGGAAGTTCCTGCTCGACGAGCTCGTGCAGCAGCAGCCGGTCGACTTCACGCAGTTCAAGTATCGCGCGACCGCGAGCAGCGATACGTTCCTCGTGCGCGACGTCCGCGCGTCCTCGCTCTCGTCGCCCGCGCAGGTGCAGATGCAAACCTCGCTCAGCGACGGCGCCTGCGAGGATCTGCGCGTCGGCGCTTTCCTCCCGTACCGCTCCGAGCAGCAGGCCGACTTCCCCTTCATGCAGGCGACGGCGCGGGTCGCGTGGAACGCGCTCATGCTCTGGCGTGAGTATCAGGCGTTCAAGTCGGGCGGCCTCTTCATGACCTCGAGCAACTGGGCGGCGTCCGTCCGCACCGCGCTCGGCGCCGATCAGAATTGGGGACCGCCCGGATCCGAGGGCAGCGACTCCAACCCGATCCGCGACCTGCGCGCGGCGCGTCTCGCGAGCGTCGCGCCGATCACGTTCTGGGCGATGTCGCTCAAGCAGAGCGACTGGTTCTTCGCGCACCCCGCCGTGATCGACCACTACAAGGCCTTCCAAGACGGCGGCATCACGCAGGGCATGATCAAGCAGCTCCAGGAGCAGGCGGCGACCGGGCTTCCGGTGTCGTTCAAGATCCCAACGCTTGGCGAGTGCATGATCCACAACGCGCGCGCGACGACGGACCCGGCGACGGCGCCTTCGCTGTTCTGGCCCGATGACATCGTGCTCGGCTTCACGCAGAGCCCGAGCATGCCGCCGAACAGCGACGTCGCTTCGGCGATCACGTTCCGCCTGAAGAACCCGACCGATGGCGCGCCCGGTACGCCGCCGCCCGGCGCGCCCGAAGGCGTGCCGACGAACAACGGATGGCGCGTGCGCATGGTTCCGCTCCCGCTGATCGGCAGCGGCGGCCAGCTCATGGTGCTGGATATCAGCGAGAAGACGATCCAGACGTCCAACGACGTCGGCGCGTACATCTCCGGCATTTCGTGACCGCCCGGCGCGGGCGTCGTACGCTCCGCGCATGGCCGACACCGACGACAACATCACCCCCAAGAAGAAGACTCCCCCCACCGCGCTCGAGGTCGTGACCGGCGAGCGCGACGCGGCCCTCGCCGAGATCGCTCGTCGCGACCGCGAGGCGCTGCGCGAGAAGGAGCTGCAAGCCGCTCGCGAGAAAGAGCGCGCGGACGCTCGTGCCGCGAAGGTGACCGCGCAAGAGCAGGGCGTTACACCGCCGCCGCCGAAGCTGCTCGGGCAGATCCCCGTCTACCTCGAGGACGATCCGCAGGACGTGCTCGATCGCGCGAAGGCGCTCTTCGCGGGCTCGATCCCGACCGATCGCGCGCGGCGCTTCCGCGTCGAGGCGCGGCTGCGCTTCGCCCCGAAGTGGAAGGACGGCAGCTTAAACAAGCTGCACGCGCGCCACGGCGGCGAGCCCCCGCTGCGGATCGAGTTCGACGCCGACGATATGCCGCTCGTCGAGCGTCAGGGCTACGCGGCGCAGGGCGCGATCGTCGCGATCGGCTGATCCATGGCGGCCGACCTCATCACCGAGGACGATATCAAGCTCGCGCTCGACGGCGGCGCCGACACGCTGCGCGAGCTTGCAGGCGACGACGGCACGGGCGCGCCGCGCGCCGACCGCATCGCGTACGGGATCGGTGTCGCGAGCGAGGACGCGTACGGCATCCTCCTCGCGGGATTCGGCACCGTCGAGAAAGTGCAGGCGCTTGCCGCGAACGATCCGAGCGTGCGTCACGCGGTCGCGATGATCTTCCGCGAGAAGCTCGCCGAGGGAAAGAAGGACTTCCGGCTCCCGGATGGCACGTGTTCCTTCGCTCCCGACGCGCGGCGCGCGCGCGATCTCCTGCGCGAGAAGAGTCGCGGCGCGCAGCGTACGAGCGCCGAAGAGACAACGAACGGGCCGGGGCGCTCCTCGCTGCTCCGTCCGCGCTCGGCGAACGCCATCCCCTCGCGCATGCTCGACGGCACGACCGGCCGCCCGCGCGGCTTCTGATACCCTCCCTGCATGTCATCCGGCGCCATCGTCGACATGAGCGAGCTTGATCGCGAGTTGAAGGCGATCGAGCGTCGCGTCACCGACTACAGCGAGATCACGCCCGTCCTTGCCGAGATCCTCGTGTCGTGGGTCAACGACGCATGGGATTCGGCCGGCTTCGGGCAGTGGGCGCCGCTCGCGCCGTCGACGCTCTACAAGCGGCGGAAGCGCGGAGCGGGCGCGCAGATCCTCAAGGACACCGGGCGCGCCGCGGCGAGCGTGCAGGCCGACGGCGGGCCAACGTGGGCGCAGGCCGCGACCGACGTGAGCTACATGGTCTATCACGTGAGCAGCGCCGCCCGTTCCGTGATCCCCCTGCGCGACCCCTTCGACGTGGAAGAGCAGGCGTGGCCGGATCTGTCCGACGCGCTCGGCTCGTATCTCGTCGACGAAGAGGGCTGAGCTACTCTCGCGGCATGGCTGACACGCTTGCCCGCCCGCCCGTTGCCTTCGAACGCATCCTCGCGAAGCGCGCGCTGCTCTCCGCGCTCGGCCCTCTCGCGGGACTGCGCGCCGAGGGCACCGTGACCGCGACAGCGATCGGCGGTGACGTGGTGCTGCCGCCGTTCACCTACGGGATCCCGATCATCGGCGGCAAGGCTGTGCTCGCCCGCGCGGTGAAGGTGCTGCCGAGCGGCACGGACGCGCGCGGGCAACCTCTCGGGCACACGATCACGAGCGCAGGCGTCGACGTCCCCGTGCGCGCCGTCGTGGGCGGCTCCGCGGGCAACCTTCCCGCGGGCACCGTGATCTTGTGGCAGCCGCTCCCCGTCGGTCTCGCGCCGCGCGGCACCGTCGCCGCGGACGGCATCACCGGCGGCGTCTCGCAGCCGGGCCCCGGACGCTGCGCGCGCGTCGTCGCCTTCGAAGCGCTCGATCGCACGAACGCGGATCGGATCTGGGAAGCTGCGGGCGAAGGCTTCCCCGCGATCGTGATCGCGCGCACGGGCTCGACGCCGCTCGACGTCGCGACCGTCAATCGCACGCTGCGGCAGCACGCCTTCATGGTCTACGTGGTCGCCGCCAACCTCGCGGGCAACGACGAGCGCGCCGAGGAGGGCGAGCTGCTGCTCGACGCGATCGAGAGCACGCTCGACGGGCTCGCCGACGTGGAGGGCGAAGTCTTCTCGGGCCCGCCGTGCGAGCTCGGCGCCGAGACGCGCGAGCGCCCGCGGTCCCCCAACGTGCACGTGTGGTCGATCGAGGTGCGGACGTATCACGCGCTCAACCGCATCGACGTGCGCCTGTCCGATGGCGTGTCGTGGCAACCTTGGGAGACGACGCGGATCGAGGTCGCGGCGCCCGCGGAGGGGGCGCAGGACGCGCACACCGTCGTCGACGTCACGGCCGAGAACGCGCAGCCGTAGCGCGCGGGCGGGCGGCGTGCGCTACCCTCTCCCGCATGCCGCCCGTCCCTTCCCCCCTTTACGTCTCCTGCGTCGACGGCAAGCCCGTCACGCGGCTCGCGCTCGGCGACCGCGGAGGTGCCCGCCCCGGCTTGCCGATCGGCACCATCCGCGGCGAGGGCCGCGCGCTCACCTATCAGACCGATCGGATCGTGAGGATCCCCTCCGCGGAGGTCGCCGCGTTCGGCCGCGTGTACGAGCGCGCGATCACCGAGCAGCACCTCGTGCGCCGCACCGAGGCCGACTACCTCGCGCAAGCCGAGGCGCAGAAGAAGAACAAGGCGGCGCCCATTGATCCGCCGAACCCCGACAGCAACCCGAACAAGCCGGCCGCGCCGGCGGAAGGCTCCCCGTCGTGATCCACTATCTCTTGATGTTCCTCGGCATGCTCGCGCCGCTGCTCTTTGGCGTCGTGGGCTTCGTGCTCGCGGTCGACCCGACGAGCCGACGCCCCGGCGTCGGCATCCTGATCGACCTCAAAACCGGCGCCTCGTCGAACGCATCCGGCGAGCAGCGGATCCTCCTGATCAGCGTGCGCAACGCGACGCCAGGATCCGGCGCCGTCGAGACGCTGTATGAATCTGTCGCGAACGCCGACGCCGTCGGTGCGCTCGCGGGTTACGGCGGGCTCGCGCACCTCGCCGCGAAGCGCCTCTTTGAGGAATACCCGACGGCGACGGTCGACGTGATCTTCATGGCGGCGGCGAGCGGGAACACCGCGGCAGGCACGATCACCTTCGACGACGGTACGCCCGTCTCGGTGACTCAGACCGTCACGGTGCGAATCGGCGGCTACAGCTTCACCGAGGTGTGGAACGTCGGCGAGACGGACGTCGACATCGCGACGAAGATCGTCTCGCGCATCACCGCGCTCTCGAAGTTCCTCCCCGTCACCGCGGCGAACGGCGGCGGCACCCTCGCGGCCGTGACGCTCACCTTCAAGTCGAAGGGCAAGGCAGGGCTCGATCTGCGCTACACCGCCGAGCTGAGCGAGGGCACCGGCGGCGGCGTGTCAACCGCGGCGGCGCGCCTCACCGGCGGCACCACCGAGCCCGACGTGACGACGTGCCTCACGAAGATGATCGGCCGCGAGTGGCGCTTCATCCTCCCGACGTTGAGCAACGCCGACCTCGCGGCGACGGCGGCCGACAAGAACATGGGCCTGCTCATGGCCCACATGAAGGCGAACGGCAGCGGGATCGGTGCGCTCTTGCAGACGGTGCACACCGCGTGCACCGACAGCACGACGAACGCGAAGGCGCTCTCGGCGGCGATCGATTTCGAGTACGCGTCGCACCACCTCGCGCGCGGCGCGTGGTCGCTCCCGTGCGAGTGGACCGGCGCGATCGTGGGCGCGTACGCGCGCGACACGAAGAGCGATCCGAATCACCCCTTCATCCAACAGGCGATCGAGCGCGCGTCGCTGCTCGGAACGCTCGACGTCGCGACCGACGGGCTGCTCGCGAGCGAGGAGGAAGATCTGCTCGCGCACGGCGTGAGCTACATCGGCCGCACCGCGCAGGGCGTGCCGCGCTTCGAGCGCCCGATCACGACGTATTACGAGGACGCGGACGGCAACGCCGACGATCGTGTGCTCGACGTCTCGAAGACGTTCGGCATGATGGCCGTGGGCGCGGATCTGCGGACGTTCATGCAACGGATCGGCAAGGGCAAGAAGCTCATGAAGACGCTGCCGAGCGGCAACACGCCGATCCCGCCGAACATCATCGGCGAGGAAGACGCGAAGACGCTGATCGTCGGCCGCATCCGCTCGGTGCACGTCGCGAACGGCGTCGTGCGCGGCGACAAGCTCGACGAGGTCGTGAAGGACGGCTCGCTGATCGTGCAGGTCGACGGCACCGACGAAACCCAGCTCGACGTGTTCCTCCCGCTGCGGATTGTGCCGCCGCTCGTGAAGACGTCGATCGTGCTCGTGCAGGCGTGAGGAGAATCCCCGATGGCTCGCTCGTTTTATCCGACAGGACAGCTCACCTACGGCGGCTCCGTGCAGGTGCAGGCCGACAACGTCTCGATCGACGTCACCAACAGCGGCAAGCTCGACGCGACGCTCGCGAACCCGAACGGCACGCCCGTCGTCGGCATGCGCAGCGTGACCTTCACGTGGGACATGAAGGTCGACGACACCGGGCCCGAGCTCGCGATCGTGACCGCCGTACAAAACGCACTGATCGCGCCGCTCGGGTGGAAATTCCCGGGCGGCGTCTCGATCAGCGCGAACACGCTGCACACCTCGGCGAAGCTCGCGCAGAAGCTCGGCGACGCGTGGGTCATCAACTGCACCGCGATGGGCGCGATCACCGAGTCGACCGGGATCTGATGCGCGCGCTATCTTGCGCGGCATGACGACCGACTTCGCACACGCTCTCTCCCCCACCGCTCCCCCATTTCAGCCGCCCGACGACGTGCTCGCGTGGCTCCGCGGCAAGACGCCCGAGGAGCTCCACGCGATCGAGCACGCAGGCACCGACGGCAGGATCCCGCGCGTGCTCTTCCCCGACGTGCTGCGCTACCGCAACGCGAAGGGCGAGAGCTGCGAGGTGCCGGTGCTCTTCAAGATCCCCACCGACGAGGACCTCGCCGCAGCGACCGCCGAAGCCGTGAAGCACGTCGCCGAGAAGATCGCGCGGGTGCCGAAGCTCACGCGCGCCGAGGCGATCGACCTGATCGGCCCGACGCGCTTCGAGAACTTCGACACCGCGGCGCTCGTCTCGATCTGCGCGCTCGATCCGAAGAACCCGGCGACGCGTGCGTACCTCTTGCCGCTGCTACTCGCCGACTTCTTGCCCGACTCGATCGCCGACGCCTACGAGCGGATCGAACTGCTCCGGCGCACGTGGTCGATCCGCGCGTCGTCGCTCACCGAGGCGCAGTTTTGGGGGCTCTGCGCGGAGCTTGCGAGGGTGAAAAACATCAGCCCTTTAGCCGGGCTCGCGCCCGCTTTGCAGGGCGCTTTCATGGTGCGACTGGCCGAGATCTCGCTGAGCTATCGGACGCTGCGCTCCTCCTCTGGCTCTTCCGACAGCTCGACGCAGGAGTGATCGAGGGCGCCGAGATGAGTGCCTGTTTCTCGTCGTCGGTGAACTGGGCGCAAATGCGTCGCGACCTCGGATTGGAGTAACACCGTGGCTGACAAGACTGCATCGATCAAAGTCGACCTCAAGGGCGATGAAGCGAAAGCCGGTATTCGCTCGCTCGGCACCGAGACGAAGAAGACGGCCGGCGAGATGGGCTCTTCGCTCAAAGGCGCCTTTAGCGAGGGAATGAAGGGGGGAGTCGACGCGGTCAAAAGCGCCTTTGGCACAATCAAGAGCACCATCCTCTCAATCGGCGGAATCGCGGGGGGGCTCGGATTCGCCGAGATTCAGCGACAGGCACTCGAAGCAAACTCGAAGTTTGGCGACCTCGCCGCGGGCATCAAATTCGCGGGGGGCTCGGCGAAAGACGCGTCGGGCATTATCAAACAGCTTCAGACGCAGGCTCTTTTGACTGCCCACGACTCGATGCAACTTGTCGACGTGTTCGAGGGCATCCGGCGCGAGACAGGCTCTATCGATTATGCAACAGACAGCATCGAAGATGTCGCCGTCGCCGCGCGCGGCGCGCACAAGTCGCTGGAGTCGATGGGCTCGGTCGCCGGCACCCTGAACGAGAAGTTCGGCATCACCGCGGAGGAGCTGCCCGATGCGCTCGCCGACGTGATCGGCCTCTCCGAAAAGGGCGGCGTGCAGTTCGAGGATATGTCCGAGAAGCTCGGGCTGATCGGCGCGTACGCGAAGGAGGCAGGCCTGCAAGGGCGCGGTGGGTTGCAGCAGATCGTCGGCATGCTGAACCTCGCCGACAACGCGAACGGGAGCTTCAAGAAAGGCATCACCGCCGTCGGCGGCTTGTTGGAGTCGCTCGGCAACGCCGTCGGCCGGAACAAGATCGGCGCCGCGCTCGGCCTCTCTCAGCAGCAGCTCGGGGGCAACGCCACGCAGCAGATCGAAGCGATCATGAAGGCGACGAAGGGGCAGAAGTCGCAGCTCGAGAAGGCCTTCGGCGGAGAGCAGCTCAAGCTCCTGGTCGACCTCGGCCGCACGTACTCCGCGGCCTTCGATGACACGAAGGGGGACGTAAAGACGAAGACGGCCGCGGCGGTGGAGGCGGTCCGAAAGGCCTTCGCCGACGCGGGCTCAAGCGCGGTGTCGTGGGCGGATATTCAGAACGAGGCAAAGGCCGAGATGGAGGCGGCGCCGCAGAAGATCGCGACCGCGACGGAGAAGCTCCGGCAGGCCTTTCAAAGCGAGAAATTCCAGGCCGCGCTTTCGAAGGTGATCGACAAGCTGCCCGCGCTCGCTGACGGGCTCGCGAAGCTTCTTGATTTTGTGGTTGATCACCCTGGATCCTCGGCGGCGTTGCTCGGAATGGGCACCTTTGCAAAGGGCGGTATCGAAGGCGTCGGCGGCGTGATCGAAAAAGCGATCAAGAAGGGATTTGAGGGTGCGGGGCCCGGAATGGCTAAGGCCATGGCCGGTAGTGCCGCGCCTTTCGCGTCATCGCTTGCGCCGCTCATGGGCCCGATCGGTCTCGCTCTCGGTGCATCGCTCGCGATCATGTTGCTCGCGTCACTGCATCAAGCGGAGATCGACAAACAGAAACGCAAGGGCGAGGCCGAAGACGCACAGAGGATGCTCAAGGGCAAGGCGGGCCCGATGGGCGGCGCGTATCAGGCGGCGGGGGCGCTCGAGGCGGCGACGGGGATCGAGTTCGACCCGAGCACCGCGATCAGCGAGGACACCGCGGGGCGCGCGACGGCGGGGCTCGACGAGCACGACAAGGTCATGCAGGAGCGCCTCCTCGCGAAGGCGAAGGGCAGCGCCGACATGCTCAAGTTCGGCAACAAGCTCGCGGCGAATCACCCCGAATGGTTTCAGACCGAGACGAACGCGCAGGGCGTCTCGCCGGCCGCCGCGAGCGCGACCATGATGTCAGGCTCCGTCTCGACGAGCAGCACGACCGCGAAGGCGCCCGACCCGCAGGCGCAGGCAAGCGCGACCGCGTCGGCTATCGCGAGCAAGACGATCAACGTCTACGTGAAGAACGCGAAGGACATTGGCGGCGGCGGCGGTGCGGGCAGCGGTCCGACCGGCGGCGGCTTCGTGGTGCCGGGGTACGTCGTGAGGCAGTGACCGCGCTACGCTCTCGGTATGCCCTCCGATTCGTTCTCGCTCTTCGGTCCTGCGCGGTGGACGCCCGCGGATCGTTCGCGCACCTTCGCGCTTGTGCTCGTCGCGAATGAGGGCGAGCACGAGCGGCGCCTCGTCGAGCGCAAGCGCCCAGGCCTCGAAGGCTCGCCGCTCGACGACACCGGCAGCGACGCGAAGCCGTACACGATGCGCGCGCTCTTCAAGAACGGCCACGGCGTGCCGGACGTGCCGGACCCCGCCTATCCGCAGTATTGCTTCGACTTCCTCGAAGCCCTTGAACAGCGCGGCAAGGGCACGAGCACGCTCTACGTCCCTGGGCGCGGCGAGAAGCGCGTGCGGTTCAAGAAATACCATTCCGCGCAGAGCATCGAAGCGCGCGACGCCGAGCTGATCGATCTCACCTTCATCGATGATCTCGAAAGCGAGCACGTCACCGCGGGCGCCTTCTCGCTGCCGAGCGCGAAGAGCGCGGGCCCCGTCGTCATGCGGCGGCTGCGCGACGACGCGCGCGCTCTCGGTGTCGGGGGCGACCTCCTCGACAAGCTCGAAGTTGCCGTGAACCGCATGAACGCCGCCGCGATGGCGCCCTTCGACAGCGCCGCGGCGTTGCAGCAGCGCGTCGGCGAGGTGCTCGGTCTGATCCACCGCTTCGAGCTCAACCTTGCGACCGCCCCGCGGCGTCTCGGCGGCGGCGCCATCAACCCGATCGCGCAGGCCGAAGCAAGCTCTGTGCACCTCGGGCTCGCGCAGCTTCGCGACAACGCGCACAAGCAGGCGGGCGCCACCTACGGCGAGGGCTCCGTCGTCGAGCGCTCGTACCCCGTGCCGTTGTCGATCTACGAGGTCGCGACGATCGAGCGCCAAGATCCGGGCGAGCTGCTCAATCTCAACGCACGTCGACTGCCCTCGCTCGTCGCGATCCTGCCCGGCACGCCCGTGCTCGTGAAGGCCGCGTGATACCCTCCGCGGCATGCAGCGCCCGAAAGAAGAGGTCTGGATCGAAACGGACGCCGGACGTTTCTCAGCGTTCTCGTCGATCGAGGTGTCGCTCGACATCTTCGGCGAGGCGCAAGCGATCTTCGAGGTCGGCGACGATCGCGCGTGGCGCACTGTGCACCGGCTGCTGTATCCCTCGGCGGGCGCGTCGATCCTCGTGAACGGCTGCCCCGTCTTCACCGGCCGGATCGACTGCACCGAGCTGCCCGAGACGGTCGAGAACGGCACGACGATCCAGGTCGTGATGCGGACACGGATGGCCGATGCGCGCGTCGCCGGCGCGGACCCGTCGATCGTCCTCGCGAACACCTCGATCCGCGATTTCATCCTGCGCCTCTTCGCGGGCGTCGGGCTCACGTCGAGCGACTTCCTCTTCACGCCCGAGACGGACCGCGACCTCGTGACGGGGCGGAAGGGCACGAAAGCGGCGCCGATCGACCTCGAACCGCTCAAGGCCGATCAGGCGAAGGTGCTGCCGACGGAGAGCATCGCCGACTGCGCGAAGCGGCATCTTGAGCGGCACCATCTCATGATCTGGGAAGCCGCGAGCGGGCTGATCTGCGTCGGCATGCCGAGCGACACACAGCCCCCCTTCTATCGGTTCACGAAGCGCGACGGCGTGTGCAACTACCGCAGCGCACGCCCCGTGCGTGATTGGGGCGAGACGCCTTCCGAGATGTGGATCTACGGCGGCGCCGTGGGGAAGGACGTCACGCGTGCGCCGGTGAAGGGCGTCGCCGTGGATTACGACCTCGTGATCGCCGCCGCGTCGAGCGGTCACTTTCAGCGCCGCGTGGTGCTCGGCGTCGAAGGCGCGAAGGATCAGGCGCGCGCCGACTTGCAGGCTCGCCGCGAGCTTGCCGCGCGCTCTCGCCGCAAAGCTGCGTGGACGGTCGACGTTGACGATTGGAGCCAATGGGACGGCGTTCGCGCGTTGCCGTACGCGATCAACGCGACGGCCGACTTCGACGTCGAGACGCACGAGGGGACGCCCCTCAACGGGATCTTTCTCGTGACCGGCGTACACAAGACCTTCACGCCCGACGAAAGCACGCGCGCCTCGCTCACGCTGCTCAAGCAGGGCCTGATCAACCCCGGCGCGTGATAGTCTCGCGGCGCCCGAGACGACGGGCAGGAGCGACGACGTGAACGATCTTCGAGCCCCCTTCCCCTACTTCGGCGGCAAGTCCCGCGCAGCGCCCCTCGTATGGGAGCGCTTCGGCACGGTGGTGAATTACGTCGAGCCCTTCTTCGGGAGCGGCGCAGTGCTCCTCGCGTGCCCCGAACAGCAGCGCCCGCGCGTGGAGACGGTCAACGACGCGAACGCCCATCTCGCGAACGTGTGGCGGGCGATCTCGCTGTATCCGGAGGAGGTCGCGCGCGCAGCGGACTGGCCGGTGATCGAGGTCGACTTGCACGCTCGTCACAAGCACCTTCTCGCGCGGATCCCCGAGATGAGGACAGCGCTCGACGCCGATCCGAAGTGGTGTGATCCGGAGCTTGCAGGGTGGTGGATCTGGGGAGCGTCGGCGTGGATCGGGAGCGAGTGGTGCGAGGAGGGCAACGCAGCGCGAGCGAAGTTGCCCGCCGTGGGGACGCATCAAGCGGGACAGGGAGGCGGCACCGATCGAGGTCGCGGCGTCCACGCGGCGGGCATGCGCGAGCCGAGCCGGCAGTTGCCGGACGTAGGAGCACGATCGACGGATTCAGCGAGCGGACGCGGTGTCCACTCCCCCAAACGTCGCACCCGCCTCTACGACTTCTTCGCTGCGCTCTCCGCCCGACTCCGCTACACCCGCGTCACGTGCGGCGATTGGGCTCGAATCTGCACACCCGCGGTCACCTACCGGCACGGCCTCACCGCGGTGTTTCTTGACCCGCCGTACGAGGGCTTCGAGCACCTCTACGGCGCCGCCAAGGAGCACGAAGAGCCCTTGTCCACGCGCGTCCGCAAGTGGGCTCTGGAGATGGGCGAGCGCCCCGACATGCGGATCGCGCTGTGCGGATACGATGGGGAGCACGACATGCCGGCGACGTGGGAATGCGTCGCGTGGAAAGCCAAGGGCGGCTACTCGAATCAGCGCGCGGACGGCGAGAACGAGAACGCCAAGCGCGAGAGGATCTGGTTCAGCCCGGCGTGCCTGCGTCCGGGCGTGACGACGGGGCAGATCCGCCTCTTCTGACCCGGCTTGACCCGCACGACCGCGGCGCGCGGTAGGCTTGCCCCATGGCACGCGGAGACAGCGCTTTTGACGGGCCCCTTGCGGGCGTGACGATGAAGGGCTCGCAGATCACGAACGGCGTCGCCACGATCAACGTGGAGGCCTTCGCGGGGGGCGAGAGCAGCACGGGCGAGCCGGTGTTCGGCGTGCTCGGATCCGGTGGGCGCCCGCTCCCCCCGAACGCGAACGGCGCCGCCGAGGCGATTTGCGCCCGTTCCTCGGACGGGCTCCCCGTGATCGCCGCGCGCGACCTTCGGATCGAGAAAGCGCGCACCGCAACGCCCGAGGAGGGGACGATCTTCAAAGCGGGCTACTTTGGCGCCGAGCTGCGTTTCGAGGTCGTGAGCGGCGAAGAGCGCTCGACGGCGACCCTCACCGACGCGAACGGGCGCGACCTCGTGCTCGACGAGCAGGGCGTGCGCGTGCCGTCGAGCGACCTCGTGCAAGGCGATCCCGACGTCGCGGCCGACGTGCTTCTCGCGCAGCCCGCGGTCGACTTGCTCGCCGAGATCGGTCCGATCGTTCTTGCACTCGCCGCCGCCGTGAACGCCCTTGCGCCCGGCACCGTGACGCCGACGCAGATCGCGAACCTCACCACGAAGCTCGCGCCCTTCCTCGCGGGGGGCTCGCCGAGCGCCCCGACGACGCGCGCGCCCGGCGTACGCGGCGCGCCCGGTGCGTGAGGGTGCTAGCCTCGCGGCATGAGCGCATTTTCCCGACTCGCCTCAGCCCTCCGCAGCCTCCCGTCATGGGCTGCGCGTTACATCGACAACCGCCTCGCAGCGATCGAAGACTCGATCGCGGGGCTCGCTTCCGACGGCACCTTCACGATGTCGTCGTCGGCTGCAAACAAGGTCGTTTATGTCTCGGCCGCAAACACCGTCGCGCTCGCCGACGCGGACGCGGCCGGAAAAAAGATGCCGGTCGGCATCACGGTCTCGGCGCCGACCGGCTCAACCGCGGTCGTGCGCTTCGTCGGCCTCATCACCGGCGCGGGCAGCTTCACCGCGGGCGCATTGCAGTACGTCTCGACGACGGCCGGCGCGCTCACGGAGACGGCGCCCGCCGCCCCGAATGCGACGCCGATCGCGATCGCGATCAACACGACCGATCTCCTTGTGCTCGGCCCGCTCGGCGCGGCCTTCGATACGCTGCGCAGCGTCGCCGCGAACCTCGGCGCGAGCCTGATCGGGATCCAAGACGCGGGCGCCTTCACGTCGGCCGCGACCGTCGAAGCCGCGCTCGCCGAGATCTACCAGGACCTCGAAACAGCGAAGCTCTTCGTGCCGGTGCGCCTCTTCGGGGCCGTCCTCGCTGCGGGCACGCCCCTCGCCGCGTTCGCCGACAACGCGAGCAGCAACCCCGGCGTGACGCTCGTGAACAGCAAGGCGCTCGGCGTGCGGTGGAACAACAACGCCTCGCAAACCGCCGTGTGGGCCGAGCCGATCGAGATCCCCTACGAGGCCGACGTGAGCGCGGACGCCACGCTGCGGATCCTTTGCTCGAAGGTGGGCGCGACCGTGGGCGACGCGACGACGTTCACCGTCACCGCGTTCGCGGGCACCGTGGGGCAGCTTCACGACGCCGACGCCGACTTCGGCGGCACGTCCTCGGCGATCACCGGCAATGCGACGAGCAAGACGGTGCAGCAGAGCACCCTCACGCTCACCGCGGCGAACCTCGCTGCGCTCGCCGCGCCCGCGTTCCTCTCGCTCTCGATCAAGCCGACCGACGGCACGCTCGGCACCGATGACGTGGTCGTGCACGCCGTCGTGGTCGAGTTCAAGCGCAAGCTGCGCACGAGCTGATTGCCGCACCTCGCGACCGCCCGCGCTATCCTGCGCGGGTGTTCGTTCCCCCCGCTGGATTCCCTCTCTCCTCGTACACCCCTCCCGCGGTGCGCACCTTCGGGCCGCCGCCGCCCATCCTCGCCGACAAGATCGACCCCACGACGGGCGAGCAGCTTTCGATCCTCGAAGGCGTCGATCCGACCGACGCGGCGCTCGCGTGGCAGTTTCGGATCCGACAAGGCTCCGGCGCGGCGCTCGGCGACAACGGCGCGCGGCTGCACCTCATCACGAAAGGCACCGAGCGCGCGCCGATCCAGATCGCCGACGAGGGCCGCCGCGTGGCTGCGAAGTTCGTGCGGCGCGGACAGATCGCGAGCGTCGGAAGCGAGGGCGCCGTCGAAGGCGGCGCGACCGCGATCGGCGCGCTCGTGCTCACGTACGAGAACACCGCGACGAAGAAGCGCACCACGATCGGAGGCGCGTGATGACCGGCCGCTTCTTCGACGTGCCGCAGCGCGGAGAGATCCGCGAGCAGTGGCTCGCGACGTACCGGAACGGGCTGCGCACGCTCGTCGACCCGAGCACGGGCGCGCCCTTCTCCGAGGCCGACATCGCGCGCGCGACGCAGGAAGGCGCGCCGCTGTACGCCCGCGCCGAGGCTGTCGAGCTGATCGCGCTCGGCATCCACGCGAAGGCGCCCGCGCTCGCCGATCAGATCGCGCCGAGTCGCGCGACGTCGGGCGCGCTTTCCGAGCTGCACGCAAAGATGCGCGATATGCCCCGGCTCGACGCAGCGGGCGCGACGCTGATCGCCGAAGCGAAAGCAGACGTCGGCGCGGTGTTCGTGGGCTCGACGACAATCCCCGATGCTGCCGCGGCCTTCGCGGTCGACAGCGCGGGGCGCCGCTATCAGGTGCTCTTCACCGTCACGACACCGATCGGCGGGCTCGCGGGATCGGATCCGGCGTTCCCCCTCGTGCTCGTCGGCGTCGACACCGGCGAGGCAACGAATCTTCCCGCGGGATCCAAGCTCACGTGGAGCGGCAACGCGCCGCTCTCCGCGTCGAAGGGATTCTCGACGACGGAGGACGGCAGCGGCGGGATCGACGCCGAGACAGACGCCGAGTGGGCCGTGCGCATGGAGGCCGACGACGCGCACAAGCCCGAAAGCGGCAACAACGCGCACGTGCGCAAGTGGGCGCGCGAGGCGAGCAACGCCGTCGAAGACGTCTTCATCTACGCGTGCGCGAAGTACGCGGGCACGAAGGTTGTAGCGGTCACGCAGAAGCGAGGACGGCAGACAGAGGCGGCGCCGAAAGGACCACTCGCACGCGTCCCCTCCGCGGGCACGCTTGCCCGCGTCCGCGCGTACCTCGTGCCGCCCGGCTCGCCCAGGGTGCCCGAGCGCGTCGTGAGCGTCGTCGTCGCGCCGAGCACCACCTACGTCAACACGTCGATCGGGCTCACGCTGCCGCGCGGGCGAGGGCTCGGATGGTACGACGTGCGCCCGTGGCCCTCGTACGACAGCGGCCCCGCGACGATCACTGCCGTCGTCGATCCAACACACTTCACCATCACAACGCCCGTCGCGCTTCCTTCCGGCTCGACGCCGCACCTCATGATCTGGAATCGCGCGCTCACACGGTGGGAAGAGCTACGCGTCACGTCGATCACGCCCGGCGGTGGCGACACGTTCGCGGTCGTGCTCTCGGCGACGCCGACCACGACGATCACAACGGGGCTCTACGTCTCGCCGCTCGCGCGCGGCTACAAGCTGCTCGGGCCCGCCGTCGAGCGGTACTTCGACAGCCTCGGCCCTGGCGAGGTCGTGAACCTCACGACGGATCCGCGCGGTGTTCGGGCGGCGCGCTTTCCCGATCCCGTCGAGGTGTATCCGCAGCGCGCGGGCTCGACGATCATCTCGACGTTGCAGAGCGCGTTCGTCGGCTCGATCACATCGGGCGAGCTCCTCGCGATCAGCTCGGCGACGCCCGCGATCCCGGCCGATCCGGCGAGCGGTCCCGCGCTCCTCGTCGCGGGCCACGTCGCGGTCTATCCTTCGGATTGATGGGCTTCCCCGCACGCATCTCGCACCGCGCCCTCGGCGGCAACCGCACCGACGTCTACAAGGTCACCGACCCGAAGAAGCAAGTCGGCGCGCCGATCTTCAACGCGATCCAATGGCAGGTCGCGGGCATGAACCGCACGGCATCGCTCGTGACGCTCACGATCGCCGCCGACGGCTCGCGCGTCTCGGGCGCCGAGGCGTGGAACGATCAGGACGATCCGGCCCTGCGCGTCACGGTCACGCACGACACGACGGGGCAATATCAGATCTCGTGCGAATCGCCGACGTACCCCGACGAGACGGGCACCGAGCAGGCCGTCGAGTTTCATGGCGCGGTCGTCTCGCCGATGGGCTCGACGAGCGTGCGCCCGCCCACCTTCACGATCGATAGCCCGACGTCGATCACGGTCTACACGTGGGACGCGTCCGGCGTGGCGGCCGACGTCGGCTTCACGATCGACGTGAAGTAAGGGGGCGCCGTGGATTGGACAAATCCTCTCCCGTTCTCGCTCGGCGGCGGCCCCACCGACATCGAAAGCACATGGCGAGCGATGCGCGCGCTCGAAGGCGGCGAGCACGGCCCTGGGCCCGAAGAAGGGCTCGAGGATCTCGCACGACAGCAAGACGCCGTTGCGCTCGTCGGGGCGGACCGGGCCATCGCGCGCGCCTTCTTGCAGGCCTTCCCCGGTCATGCGTCCGACGCGCTTCCGATTTGGGAGGCGCTCTTGCAGGTCACCGGCGCCGAGGATGACGTCGATCTTCGCGCGCTGCTCGAAGCGGCGCGGCTCAACCCGAAGGGGAGCACGACGCCGAGCCTTGCCGACGACTTGCTCGCGATCTCCGCGCAGCTTTTGATCGAGCACGAAGACGAAGACGATACGACCGTTACGATCCCCGGCCGGTACCTCGCCGCAGACGGTGCGCCGGCCTTCGCGATGCCCGCGGGGCTCGTCTCGTCGCTCTATCCGAACCTCGCCTCGCGCGACGTGCTGCGGGTCGTGTACGCGCTCGACACGCTCGCGGGCGAGACGGAGATCCCCGACGAGGTCACGCGCGACGTGACGAAGCTGCTCAACCGACGCCTCGGCGCGTGGCAAACGTGGACACTCACCGCGTCATGGGACGGCGGCACGTTCCTGCTTGACGGCGGGCTGCACGGCGAAAGCCGACTCGACCTCACGCCCCTCGGGTGATCGCGCTACGCTCTCGGCGTGTCGAACTTCCCGCAACTCCCCGGCTACCCCTACGGCCTCAAGGATCCGTTCCCTTCCGACGCTGCAAACCAGGCCTCGGAATCGCTCGAAAAGACGGTGAACGCGGCCGACGGCTCGTCACACGCCCCGACCGACATGATCGCGTGGAGCGGCGCGAGCGGCGGCGGCTTCGAGTTTTCGGACGCGTTCGGGCTCTCCGGCGACGCGGACGTGAGCGCCGGTCTCACGCTCGACGCTCCGGTGAGCGGCTCCGTCATCTTCGGCAAGCTCGTCGCCGTCGACATGCGCGGGCCCCTCTCGTTCAAGGCGTCGCCCGGCGGCGCGCCCGGATCGGCCGCGTGGGAAAGCGGTGCCTCGGCGACGTGGCAAAGCGGCTCCACGCTCACGCTCGCGAGCGGCTCCACGTTCAACCTGTCCAGCGCGGGGTACGTGCGCGGGCAGCTCACGATCAAGGCGAGCGGCGGACCGGGATCGCTTGTGCTCGAAAACGGCACCACGAACACGTGCGCGGGGCTGCTCTTCGTGCTCTCGGGCGGCGAGCTTCGCTTTCAAAGCGGCGCCACCGAGACAGGCACCGTCACCGATTCCACGACACGCACACGGACGGGGCTCACGACCATGAGCGGCGACGCCGCTCGCACAGCGCATCGCGCAGTCGTGCAACTCACCGACGCTGATGCCGATTTGACGGTCGATGCAGACCGCTACGATTGCCCGGCGACGCAGGCCGCGAATCGAACGTACAAGCTGCGGCACACGGGCACCGCGCCGAAGGAGGGCGAGCGGATCAAGGTGACGCGCATCTTCGAGACGGCACCGCCGGCGCACTCGGTATCGGTCATCCGCGAGGACGGTACTGTGCTGATGAAGTTCGCGAATAGCCGCGCCGGCGACGCGGAATTTGAGTTCGCGTCCGGCCGGTGGGTTCCGATCCACGGCTATCAGACGCTCGTCGGCACGAGCGGCATCTACGATGATACGTGGGTCTGAGCTACTTCGAGACGCAGTCGGCGAGCCCGACGAAGAGCGCAGGCACGCCATCGATCGCGCCCCACCCTTCGGGCTCTTGCGCGCGGTACCGCAGCGGGGCGGCATCGCTGCATGAGGGCATCACGAGCGGGCAAACGTTCGACCGCACCCGCACGCCGACGAGCGGAGGGATCCCCGGCGCATGGAACGTGTCGATGGGCAGGTGCAGCACGAGCGCATCTTCGCCGAGCGGTGCACCCGGCAGATCGTCGAGCGGCATCGTCGAGAGGATTGCGGGCGGGTCCTGCACCGTCGACGGGTCGTGATCGAAGCTCACGATCTCGATCGCCTCGGGCTTCTCGCAGGGCCCGCCCGTCGCAAGCCCGAGCACCACCGTCTCGCACGTCGTCGGCGCGTCGAAGGGCGCGAGCGGCATCACGACGAGGCTCGCGATGTCGGCGTCGATCGGTGCGAGCGGTCCGATCGGCGCGGCGCTCTCGTCGAAGCCAAGTTGAGGATCGGGGCACACGCTCGCGGCGCTGCTGGTGCTCGACGTGGAGCCGCTGCTCGTCGTGATCGTCTCGCCACCTGCGCCACCACACGAGCCGCTGCTGCCGCCGTCCACGTGTACCTGCGCGCACCCGAGAGACACGAATCCCAGGAAGAGAAGAATCGTCGTCGTCGTCTTCATGCGCGACGCTGTATCGCAAAAGCGAGACACGCGAACGGTTTATTTTGCGGCGTTTGTGATCGCGCGCACGCGCGGGATGCGTTGCCAAACGGCATGCGCGCGCGGTGCGCTACGATCGAGGGTATGCCCAACTTCGACGTGAAAATCGTCTCGGGTGTGACGCCCGTGCCATGGGAGGACACGCGCCTTGAGCACCGCGGGACGGCGGCGCACGTCTACTGGAAGGTGCCCGCGCCCACCGCGCCCGCGCTCGCCGAGGTGGTGATCCACTGCCTTGTCGGGGGCGTCGAAGCGCCGCTCGACGTCGACCTCGGTGGCGACCTCTTCGTCGCGTCGCGGATCGCTTATGCGGGCTTCCCGTTCGCGATCGCTCAGACCGCGGGGCAGTCGAGCGAGATCACGCTGCGCTTCGCCGCGAACATGGCCGGACACGCCGAGCTTTGCATCCGGCGACCGGGCGGCGGCGCGATCCTCCTCTCGCTCGAAGTAGAGTAGGGGGCATGGCAACGCCCCTTCCCACGAACGCTAGCGACGAACTTTTCGGCGACCTCTTCGGCGCCGAGGTGATCGTGCTCGCGCCCCTCGACGCGTCCGCGCAGGCTCGCGCCTTCGAGCCTTTCCCGCTCACCGTGGCGCTCGCCGCGACGTATCAGGCGAGCGGGCTCTCGCCGCCCTTTGAGCTTGTCGTCGCGTCGCCGAGCGGGCGCCACGATGCGCAGGAGCTCGTCGCGCTGCCGCTCGCCGTCCTGCTCCACGCGCAGGAAGGAGGGGCCCACCGCGTCACTGTGCGCGAACTCGCGCACAATCGATGGTGGGGCAGCACGACGATCGACGTCAACGGAGATCCCGCACAATGACAACCGCCGCTTTCAAGGCCCGTAACGTCACAACTTCGGGCGCGTGGAGCCTCTTCGCCGATGGCGGCTTCGATGCCGCGCCAGGCGATGTGATCGAGCTGCAACTCGAAGGCTCGCCCGCGTCGGATATCTGGCTCACCGTCTTCTCGTGCGTCGGCCGATCGAAGGACAGGAGCGCACCTGTCTTCACGCCGTCGACCGGCATCGCCGCGACGCCGACGGGCGCCGTCACCTTCACGATGCCCGCAGGCGAGCGCGGCACGTGGGCGATCCAGTGTCAGACCAACGATGGCGAGATCGTCGACGGCGACGCCACGATCAACACGCGCAGCCGCTACTTCGCCGCGCGAACCGTGACGCTCGATTTGCGGCACCCGCTGCCCGCTGAGACGGTCGAATACGAGGCCGACGGGTGGGCGGTCGCACTGCAAGAGCTTGAAGACGCGGTCGACGCCTTCGCAGCGGGCGGCAGCGGCGTGTCGCTCGCGAGCACCGCTCCGGCCAACATCGGCACGACGGCGGCCGTAGGCGTCGGCACGACGGCGGCGCGCGCCGATCACGTGCACGCGCTCACCGAAGCGATCGTGCGGACCGTCCTCGCCGGTCTCACCGCGAACCCGTCATTCAACGCGAAGAAGCTCACCTCGATCGCGAACGGCTCGGCGAGCGACGACGCCGCGGCCTTCGGGCAGATCGCGACAGCGGTGAACGCGGCGGTCGCGGGCACCGCGAACACGCTGCAAAAAAGCAACGGGTCGCACGCGCTCGCCGACGCGGGCATCACCGACGACGGCACCACGATCGCGATCCCGTCCTCCGCGGCGCGCGTGTTCGCGATCAACCGCGACTCGATCGGCACCACGAAGACGATCGGCGTCGACATCGGCAACGACACCGCGAGCGGCTCGCAGGTGAGCCCGCAGGTCAACGAGCACGCCTACCATTCGGGCGGCACGCGCCACAACTTCGCTCGGCAGGTGGAGCCGCAAAGCGCCTCGCGCGCGATTTGGCGAGAGTGCTACGGCACCGGCACGACCGCCCCGCCGAACACGCTCAGCTACGGCGACACGAGCGATCCAAGCTTCGGCGTTGCTCGGTGCGCCCCGACGTTCGTCGCGACGAGCGGCGGCAACGGGCACCGCCTCGCCAACAACGGCGGCGGCGTGAAGGAGGACGGCAGCACGAACGCGATTTTCCAGAACGCCGCGGCAGGCTCCAAATGGCAGGCGACGAGCAGCACGAGCACGGGGAACACCGGCGCGCGCTTCGAGTTTCTGTGCGACGCGGGCACGCCGACAGCGGGGCGGGCGATGCGTCTCGGGTACGGCTCCGGCTCCTTCGCAACGGAGCTTCTCGGCGTCTCCTGCGCGACCGCGACGATGGGCCGCGTGTACGTGAACGGGATCCCGATCGGGTGGAACCTCGTCACGCTCTCGGGCAGCGCGTCGGTTGCGATCGGTGATCGCGTCCTCGTGCAAGGCGGCGGGATCACCGTGACGCTGCCCCCGGTGCCGTCGACCGTCTCGACGCGCGATCACGACATCGTCATCACCGAGATCAACGGCGGCGTGCT